GGTTTCTGGTTCTATGCACTCCATAAAATTGCAAAGAGATTTGTTTCTGCATGATGGAAAAGGAAACCTATCTTGGTAATGCACAGGTCAAAAGAGACGGTGTAGAGCAGGGATGGACACCAGAAGACATTGAAGAATATAAAAAGTGTATGGTTGACCCTGTATACTTTGCAGAGAAATATGGTAAGGTCATTTCTCTTGACGAAGGATTAGTGCCGTTTGTCCTATACCCATATCAAAAAGAAATGTTTAAGCATTTTGAAGATAATAGATTTTCTATAGTATTAGCATGTAGACAGTCTGGTAAGTCAATTAGTTCGTGTATGTATATTCTTTGGTATGCATTATTTCATCCCACTAAAACTATTGCAGTTTTAGCAAACAAGGGTGCAACTGCTAGAGAAATGTTAGCTCGTATTACTCTAGCACTAGAAAACATCCCATTCTTTTTGCAACCCGGAACTAGAGCATTAAACAAAGGTTCTATTGAATTTTCTAACAATTCTAGAATTATTGCAGCTGCAACATCTGGATCATCTATTCGTGGTCTGTCCATTAACCTTTTGTTTCTAGATGAGTTTGCATTTGTAGAAGATGCTGCTACTTTCTATACTTCTACCTATCCTGTTGTAACTGCTGGTAAAAAGACTAAGGTAATTATTACCTCTACAGCTAATGGTGTAGGGAACCAATTCCATAAAATTTATGAGAGTGCTGTTCAAGGCACAAGTGAATACAAACCCTTCAGAGTGGACTGGTGGGACGTTCCGGGACGTGATAAGGAGTGGAAGAAGCAAACTATATCTAATACCTCAGAACTACAGTTTCAGCAAGAGTATGGAAATACTTTCTTTGGGACTGGTAATACTTTGATTAGTGGTGATGCATTACTTAATATGAAAGCATCTATGCCTATTGGCACTGAAGATAATATTAATATCTATGAGTATCCAAAGCAAGGACATGATTATATTATTGCAGTAGATGTATCTAAAGGAAGAAACCTAGACTATTCTACTTTCAATGTTATTGATATTTCTACCAGACCATTTAAACAAGTCTGCACATATAGAAGTAATAAGATTTCTCCCATCCTATTCCCAAACATTATTCATAAATGGGCATTAAAATATAATAATGCTTATGTATTAGTAGAATCTAATGATGCAGGTTCTGTAGTTGCTAATGGACTTTATTATGATATTGAATATGAGAACGTCCATGTAGAGTCTATGGTAAAGGCAAACTCTGTCGGTATTACTATGAACCGTAAAGTAAAAAGAATTGGATGCTCTAACCTTAAAGACTTAATTGAAGAAAATAGAATACATTTAGTAGATGCTAATACTATTGCAGAGTGTTCTACCTTTGAAGCAAAACGTGATTCCTATGAAGCTAGTGACGGGAACCATGATGATTTAATTATGAACCTAGTGTTGTTTGCATTTTATGTTGGCACTGACTTCTTTGCTGAGTTGACAGATGTTAAGATTAAAGAAATGTTATACCAGCAAAGAATTAAAGAAATTGAAGATGATATTACCCCTGTAGGGATTTTTGATGATGGTGCAGAAGAAGAAAAAGGTGAAGCAATTGGGGGTGATGTTTGGTACTCACAACCTACAGAAATGTTCTAAAATCAGATATTTATAAATAATATTATTGTTTTGAATATTCTTATCATGGGAAACTTATCATTAATTCACACGAAATAAAGGAAGACCGAAAATGGCTTTTTTCACGCCTTCACTGTCTCCAGCTGTAGTAACCCGTGAGATTGACCTCACAGGTATTGTCCCTAACGTAGCAACATCGACGGGTGTGTTCGTAGGTAACTTTCGCTGGGGTCCGGTTGAACAACCGACAGAAGTAGATAACGAAGCAAGACTTGTTTCTTTGTTTGCATCTCCTGACACAAATAACACAGTAGATTTTCATTCTGCTGCTTATTTTGCAAAATACTCCCAAGAACTTTTAGTTGTTAGGGAAGTAACATCCTCTGCTAAAAACGCATTTGTAGTAGATAGTGGTGCATCATACGACGATAGACTTCCACGTCTTATCAAGAATGGTGCAGATTGGGATAATACAATTACATCCGCAGATAGCGATGAACACTCATTTATTGCCAAGTATCCCGGTGCACTTGGTAACAGTATTCAGATTCAAATTTGCCCGTTTAGTGTAAACGACTCGGCATTCGCAGATTGGTCTGGTAACCTGAACTTAGAATTTGATGCTGCTCCTGACATGTCTCCATTTGCAGCAGACTTAATTAGCGCAGACTCTATTGGTGTTAGCAAAGTTCATGACGAAGTTCATGTTGCTATCATTGATAAAGAAGGTGCATTTAGTGGAACAGTAGGTGGTGTATTAGAAACATTCCCATTCCTGTCTCTTGCATCTAACGCAAAAAATCCAGATGGTTCTACAAACTACATTGCAGACGTAATTAATAATCAGTCTAGATATGTTTGGCTTGCTAATGCAAGTAATCTTGATTCTGCATTTAATACAGCAGGAGCAGGAACTGATCTTGTAGATTCCTTGAATGACTACTCTTTAGCTGGATCACAAGCAGTAGCAACATACAATCTTGCTGGTGGTGTTAACTCTGGTAATCTTGGCACTGCTGAGTTTGCAACAGGTTTTGACACAATCACAGATGTAGATGCATATCAGGCAGATTTCTTGATTGCTCCACACACTGCTGGTAGCACTGCTCAAGGTGTAACAGACCATGTTACTATCGTGAACAACATGACTAATATTGCTGCTGTAACTCGTAAAGATTGTGTAGTTGTAGCATCTCCACCAAAAGGTGTATTGACAGGTCTCGATCCTGTAGGTGATACTGTAGACTTTGCTAACAGACTTACAAATAGTTCTTATAGTTTCTTAGATAACAACTATATCAAAGTCTTTGACAAATATAACGATCAGTATATCACTATTCCGGCAGCAAGTTCTACTGCTGGTCTGATGGCCCAAAGTGACTTTACTACAGCACCTTGGTTCTCTCCTGCTGGTACAAGAAGAGGTATCTACTTTGGTGTAACTGATATCTTACATTCTCCTGATAAGGGTGAAAGAGATACACTCTACAGAGCTAATGTAAACCCAATTACTAACCTTCCCGGCACAGGTATTACCCTGTTTGGTGACAAGACTATGCTGCGTAGACCATCGGCATTTGACCGAATTAATGTTCGCAGACTGTTCCTGACACTGGAAAGAGCAATTGCCCGTGCTGCTAGACAGGTTCTCTTTGAGTTTAACGACGAATTCACCAGAGCAGAATTTGTGAATATCGTTGAACCTTTCTTGAGAGAAGTAAAAGGTCGCCGTGGCATCACTGATTTCAGAGTTGTTTGTGACGCAACAAATAACACACCTGAAATTGTAGATCGCAATGAATTCATTGCTACTATCTTCATTAAACCAGCACGTTCTATTAACTTCATTACTCTAAATTTTGTTGCTACTAGAACTGGTGTGGATTTTGAAGAAGTAGTTGGTCTGTCATTCTAACCGCTTAACTAAGGAGATATAAAAGATGGCTATTTTAGGAGTCGATGACTTCAAAGCAAAACTGAAAGGTGGCGGTGCTAGACCTAATCTATTCAAGGCAACGATCAACTTTCCCGGTTATGCAAACGGTAACGTAGAACTTACCTCTTTCATGTGTAGAGCTGCGCAATTGCCAGCTTCTGTAATGTCTGAAATTATAGTTCCCTTCAGAGGACGTGAACTTAAAATTGCAGGAGACAGAACGTTTGAAATCTGGTCCCCTACAATCATTAACGACACCGACTTTGCAGTAAGAGATGCAATGGAACGTTGGATGAACGGTATTAACGCTCACTCTGACAACAGTGGTCTTACTAACCCTGTATCCTATCAGGCAGACTTGATTGTGGAACAACTAGATAGAGATGGGTCTACACTTAAGACCTATAACTTTAGAGGTTGTTTCCCAACTAACGTTTCTCCAATTGATCTGTCTTACGATCCGGCAGCAGCAATTGAAGAGTTTACTGTAGACTTCCAAGTACAATACTGGGAATCTAACACAACATCCTAACAGGATGACTAAATAAGGGGGAGAGTAGAATCTCCCCCTATACTATTTTTCGGAGAGAAAAGTTTTGGCTGAAAGTGATACTAGTTTAAAGTTGTTTGGTTTTGAAATCAAACGACAGAAACAAAAAGATAAAGAAGCATTACCTTCTGTGGTTCCACCTATGGACCAAGATGGTTCTGGATATATTACTGCATCTGGAACTCACTATGGTTCCTTTGTAGACCTTAGTGGTGACCAAGCCAAAGATGATAAAGACTTAGTTAGAAAATATCGCACAGTTTCGATGCATCCTGAAGTAGATGCTGCTGTTGAAGATATTGTTAATGAAGTTATTTCAGGTGAGCAAGAAGTTGTAGAAATTAACTTAGACGAAGTAGACACTTCCGATTCTATTAAGAAACAAATCAAAGAAGAATTTGAGCATATTACAGGGATGTTAGATTTTAAAAACTATGCTCATGATATTTTCCGTAGATACTATGTTGATGGTAGAATGTATCACCATTTGGTCATTGATCCTAAAAGGCCACAAGAAGGTATTCAGGAAATACGACCTATTGATGCATTAAAAATTCGTAAAGTAAAAGAAATTAAAAAAGAAAAAGACCCTAATACGGGTATTGATCTGGTTAAAACTGTTAACGAGTATTTCCTATACTCTGAAAATAACCAGACAACATACTCTTCTACCATGAAGGGTGGAACTACTGTTAAGATTTCTCCTGATGCTATTAGTTATGTAACAAGTGGATTATTAGATCATTCCCGTAAGAAGGTTGTATCCTACTTACACAAAGCACTAAAGCCTATTAACCAGCTGCGTATGATGGAAGATGCTCTGGTTATCTACAGACTTGCCCGTGCACCTGAAAGACGTATCTTCTATGTTGACGTAGGTAACTTACCTAGAAACAAGGCAGAACAATACCTTAAAGACATTATGACCAGATACAGAAACAAGATGGTCTATGATGCTAATACAGGTGATATTAAGAATGATCAAAAGCATATGTCTATGCTGGAAGACTTCTGGTTGCCAAGACGTGAAGGTAATAGAGGGACAGAAATCTCTACACTTCCGGGTGGTGACAACTTAGGCCAGATTGATGATATTGTTTATTTTCAAAAGAACCTTTACAAATCTCTTAATGTACCTGTAGGTAGATTAGACCCCGAACAAGGTGGTGGTGGTATTCTTGGTAGAACTACTGAGATTACCAGAGATGAGTTTAAGTTCCAGAAATTTGTAGAAAGATTACGTCGCAGATTCTCTGAATTATTCGTTAATGTTCTTAAGAAGCAATTGATCCTGAAAGGAATTTGCACAGAAGAAGATTGGGAAGATTGGAAGAACGATATTGATATAGAGTATATTAGTGATAATTACTTTACAGAACTTAAAGATGCTGAGATTCTAAGAGAACGTGTAAATATGCTCAGAGACTTAGAACCTTATGTTGGGGTGTTTTATTCTAAAGAATGGACTCAGAAAAATGTTTTGATGTTATCAGATGATGACATTAATCAAATGTCCAAACAGATTGATAAAGAAAAGAAATCTGGTGAAATTCAAGAGCCAGAACCCGAAGAATAAATTATTATAAATAATATTGATAAATTTTTATTGAGGCAAACAAATGACTGAAATCGTTGATTTTTTAAATAATGTTACTACTAAGAATTTTGTTGAGGCAGAAAAGCAATTCTCTGAGTTGCTTAACGACAAACTTACGACTAGGTTGAATGACCAGAAGATTGAAGTAGCTTCCAAAGTTTTTAATAATGCTCCTGATAATGTTGCAACAGAAGCAGAAGCAGATGAAGACATTTAAAGAATTTAGTCTCAACATTGCCCCTAAAGGTCATAAGATTGTTAAGGTCTTAGACACTAAGGGTGGCGAAGTCATGATTACTAAGAAAGATAATACTTTCCATATCATGTATGATAATCAGACTGTTGACACTGAAGAGAACGAACGGGAGGCTATGAAGTCTGCCCGAAATTTTGGTCAAATGATGAGTAAGGGCAACCTCGGTGGAGCAAGCTCTTCTAAGTTAGGTGGCAAAAGAATTGGTCAAGGTGGAATTTTCAAATGAAACTGATTACAGAACATACAGAAAATGTTGAATACATTATCGAAGCCAAAGAAGGCGGCGGTAAGAATTATGTAATCGAAGGTATTTTTGCCCAAGCTGAACAAAAGAACCGAAATGGTAGAATTTATCCAAGAGCAATCTTGGAGAATGCAGTTTCTAAGTATGATACGGAACAGGTGCGCACACAACGTGCAGTAGGTGAGTTAAATCATCCAGCTGGTCCTATCATTAACTTAGATAAAGTATCCCATCGTATCACCGAACTCAAGTGGAACGGTAATGATGTGATGGGTAAAGCGCTTATCCTTGACACACCTAATGGACAGATTGTTAAAGGTCTCTTAGATGGTGGAGTTAAGCTAGGTGTTTCGACTCGTGGTATGGGAACTCTTGAGCAGAGAAATGGTGTGAACATGGTCGGTAAAGACTTTGTTCTTAGCACTGTAGACATCGTGCAAGACCCTTCTGCACCGTCAGCTTTCGTTGATGGGATCATGGAAGGTGTAGAGTGGATTTGGAACAATGGTGTTCTGGAAGCTCAAGAACTTGAAAAAATTGAGACTGAAATTAATAATGCTTCTAGGTCTGACCGTTCTGCGGTTGAGATTCGGGAGTTTAAAAATTTCCTCTCTAAGATTAATCTTTAATAGGAGATAGAAATGTCCGATCAAGAAATGTATGAAGACATTGAATCTGTTGAAGAGATTATTGAGGAAGAAACTTCCGAAGAATCTGTAGAAGCAGAAGAAGTGTCTGAAGCAAAAGATGGAGTAGAAACTCCAGCGGCTGCTATCGCTTCTGTTGGCGCTGCTGCTAAGGCAGTCAAAGGCAAAGCAAAAGTTCCCGGTGGTGAGGCTGTTAAGGCTCAACCAGCAGACAAAATGCCCGGAACAAAAGCAGGCATGATCAATGCTATGTATGGCGAAATGAGTAAGATGAAGAAGACTGATCTTCAGGCATCTTACGGTAAAATGATGAATGCCATGAAAATGAAAGAAGATGTAGACGCAGAAGATTTTGATACAGATGAAATTCATGAAAAAGTTGCAGCAGTAAATGTTGATGTAACTGCTGACATGAATGCTCTGGTAGAATCTGAAGCAACTCTCTCTGAGACCTTTAAAGACAAAGCAGCAGTTATCGTAGAAGCTGCCGTTAAGTCTAAGGTGTCTGAGGAAGTATCCCGCATCGAATCTGAACTTCAAGAAGAATTTGATGAAGAACTTAAAACCACCCGTGAGGAAATGGTAGAGCAGATTGATGGATACCTGAACTACGTTGTAGAAAAGTTCATGGAAGAAAACAAACTGGCTATCGAGTCTGGTCTGCGTGCAGAACTGGCAGAAGACTTCATGTCGGGTCTTAAGAACCTCTTTACAGAAGCATACGTTGACGTTCCTGAGTCTAAAGTTGATCTTGTAGATGAACTGCAAACTCAAGTTAACGATCTTGAAGAAAAACTTAACGAAACCACAGAACAATCTATCGGTATGTCTGGTGAACTGGAAGAACTCAAGCGTGATGCAATCATTCGTGAGCATTCCCGTGATCTTGCTGAGACACAGGTAGAGAAGTTGAAAACTCTAGCAGAAGATGTAGATTTTGAAGATGAAGAAACTTTCGCACAGAAAGTATCTACCATCAAAGAATCTTACTTCACAAAGAAGACTCCATCGGTTGTAGGTGAAGATGTAATTGAGGAAGTAGAAGAAGAAGAAGTTTCTGAATCTATGTCTCGTTACGTTACTGCAATCCAAAGAACTGCAAAACAATAATTTAGGAAGGTATACAGAAAATGCAAGCTCCTGTATCTTACGACAATCTCGTAAAAAAGTGGGCTCCAGTACTTAACGAAGAAAGCGCTGGACCTATTTCCGATCATTACCGCAAGCAAGTAACTGCGGCAATCCTTGAAAACCAAGAAAAAGCAATGCGTGAAGAAGCTGGTCAAGCTTCCTTTGGCATGCTTAATGAGTATGGAACTGACACTGGTAAAGTTGATAACTTTGATCCAGTATTGATTTCGCTCGTTCGTCGTGCTATGCCAAACCTGATCGCATACGATCTGTGTGGTGTACAGCCAATGACTGGTCCTACTGGTCTCATCTTTGCGATGAAGTCCAAGTACAAGACCACTAAGGGTGCTGTTACTGATTCTGATGAGGCTCTGCACTCTGAAGCTCAGACTGGTTTCTCTGGTGACTCTGCGTTTACGCAAGGCACTGATCCATCTGGTCTTGGTGACTCAGCATTTGCTGGTGACTCTGACATTGACAACAACCGTGCAACTGACATTTATGGTCAAGGTATCTCTACAGCAGATGCTGAAGCACTTGGTTCTACTGGTGCTGCTTTTGCAGAGATGGGTTTCACCATCGACAAGTCCACAGTAACTGCTAAGTCCCGTGCACTCAAAGCTGAGTACACAATGGAACTGGCACAAGACCTGAAAGCAATTCATGGTCTGGATGCTGAGACAGAACTCGCAAACATTCTGTCTGCTGAAATCCTTGCGGAAATTAACCGTGAAGTTATCAGAACCATTAACTCGCAAGCAAAGACTGGTGCGCAAGACGTAACTGGTGGAACTTCCTCTAAAGGTATCTTCGATCTTCAGACAGATGCTGATGGTCGTTGGTCGGTAGAGAAGTTCAAGGGACTTATCTTCCAGCTTGAGCGTGAAGCAAACCAGATTGCTAAGGACACAAGACGTGGCCGTGGTAACTTTGTTCTCTGTTCTTCTGATGTAGCATCTGCTTTTGCTGCTGCTGGTTACCTTGATTACACACCTGCACTGTCCAGCAACATGAATGTTGATGACACAGGCAACACTTTTGCTGGTGTACTTAACGGTAAGCACAGAGTATATATTGATCCATATGCAACCAATGATTACATTACCACTGGTTACAAAGGTTCCAACGCATACGACGCTGGTGTCTTCTACTGTCCATACGTTCCATTAACAATGGTTCGTGCGATTGGTGAGAACACCTTCCAGCCAAAGATTGGTTTCAAGACTCGTTACGGCATGGTATCTAACCCATTCGTTGGTGCTACACCAGCAAACGGTTTGGCTGCTGCTAAGTCTAACCAGTACTACCGTATCTTCCGTGTAGACAACATCTTGGCATAAGTCTAATATAACAATAATAATGTCAATATAAATACTAGGGTGGATCGAAAGGTCCACCCTTTTTTATTGGAGAACACAAATGGTAGAAACCTTAACTGCTAATAAAAATTACTTACAACCTACAGGGTTTAGAGTAATCATTGACAGAGAAAACTATCCTAACTTAGAATTCTTTGCACAATCTGTCAATCATCCAGACGTTTCGGTGACTGCTCCTAGTATGCCATATCCTCGTATTGGCAATATTAGTTTACCCGGTGATACTGTAGAATATTCTGAATTAAGTATCCAGTTTCTTTTAGATGAAGATATGACCTCATACCTTGAATTGTATAATTGGTTTGAGAGTATGGTAAACGAAGAGTTTGTTGGACCGGGTTCAAGGTCAGCTAGAAATGGTGCAAAGGTTCCTACACAGGCAGATATTTCTGTTGCTATTCTTTCTAGTCATAACAACCAAAATAAACGCATCCTATATAAAGGATGTAGTCCTACAAGTTTGAGTGGACTGCAACTTACATCTATTGCTACTTCTGTAGAATATTTAACTTTTGATGTAGGATTTACATTTACAGGCTTTGAATTTAAGGCATAGTGTGATATACTAACGTAAGTTAAACCTTACACCTATAGGACTTTATAATGAAACTAGACTTAAATGGCATTCTGGAAATGTGGAAAGAAGATTGTGAAATCTCTGAGTTTAAACTAGACGAAGCATCTAGACAAACTCCATCACTCCATGCAAAGTATTTGGAGATACGTTCTCTTACCAAACTGAGACTACAAGAAGTGGAACTTGATCAAAAGGTTCTGCTTAAGAGTAAATGGCGTTATTATAATGGTAAGATGCATGAAGATGAAATCAAAGAAACTGGATGGGAATTTGACCCCTTTGATGGAGTTAAGGTTCTCAAGGGAGACATGAATTATTTTTATGATGCAGACCTAGATATTCAAAAGTCTGAAAAGAAAATTGTCTACTATAAGACAGTGCTAGATACACTGGATGAAATAATTAATAACTTAAAATGGCGACACTCTACAATCAAGAATATGATTGAATGGCGCAGATTTGAAGCTGGGGGTTGATATGGCTTTATTCGTTGACGAAGATTTTATTTCACATGCTGGTAATAAACTAGGATGGAAGATTGAAATGGATGCACTCTATGTGACTGATTGGCGTTGTCTTGCCAAGATGATCCTAGAGTATGAGACACGTCCGTTTCGTAAAGCAGTAGGCATTCCCCGTGGTGGCAAACGTCTAGGTGATATTCTAAATGAATCTGCTACAGGCAATCCTGATGACCCTGTTCTGATTGTAGATGATGTATATACAACAGGAACAAGTTTCAGAGAATATATGATTGAACATTATCCTGATGATGAAACTATTTGTTGGGCAGTGTTTGCCCGTGACATAGTATCTGGTCCTATTAATGTTCTGTTCCAAATGCCGTCTACTATGCGAACTAACCTCAAATAATGACAGATTTGGTAGTTAGACAGAAAAACTATTCTGCACTAGAAATCCAGTGTGAACCGCATGTTTCAAATGAGTTGACAGATTACTTCTCATTTGAAACTCCGGGTTACAAATACATGCCAGCTTATAAGAGTGGTAAATGGGACGGTAAGACCAGACTATTTAATAACCGCAATAATGAACTGCCTGTTGGTCTCTGGGAATATCTGTCTGACTTTATCAAACCAAGAAACTATACATTAGAAGTAGAATATGATAATCAGTATGGCGCACCTGATACTAAATCATTAGTAGACCCTAAAGAAGTCTATGAGTTTATTCAGAAACTAAACTTACCTTTTGAAGTAAGAGACTATCAGTTTGATGCTATCTGTCAGGCACTAAGGTCAAAACGTGCTATTCTACTGTCTCCTACAGGTTCAGGTAAGTCTCTTATCATCTATGTTCTGATGATGTGGTATCTAGAACACTATAACAAACGTGTTCTTATTGTTGTTCCTACTACATCACTTGTTCAGCAGATGTTCTCTGACTTTGATAACTATGGTCTAGAAGCAGCAGAAGTTTGTCATAGAATCTATTCTGGTATGCCTAAGAATAATATTCCACAGAGAGTATTCATTTCTACATGGCAGTCAATCTATAAGTTACCTTCTACATGGTTTGAACA